TCAGCTGTATCAGATACTGGTGGTGATAATATAGTTTCTTATTTAGTAGTAGCAGGTGGTGGAGGTGGAAGAGACGATGGTGGAGCATCTCAAGGTGGAGCTGGCGGCGGTGGTGGTGGATTTAGAGAAAATAAAAGTCCAGTAGATATTTATACATCCTCTCCTTTAGAAGGTTCAACAGACATAACAGTTACAGCACAAGGTTATCCAATTACAGTTGGAGCAGGTGGGGGTAGACAATCCGTCCCAGGTGTTAATTCAGTTTTTTCAACTATTACATCAGCAGGTGGTGGCGGAGGTGGAGTATACAATAATGCAGCAGGTGTAGCAGGTGGATCAGGTGGCGGCGGTGGTCAAGCTTCGGGTGGTGGAGGAGCAGGAAATACACCACCAGTTAGTCCACCTCAAGGAAATGCAGGTAGTCCAGGTTCTCCTGGTTCACCAGGAGCAGGTGGTGGAGCAGGTGCAGCAGGATCAGGTCAAAATGGTGGTAATGGTTCAACTACTTCAATTAATGCAACACCAACTGCAAGAGCAGGTGGTGGAGCCGCAGGAAGACCTGGAGGTAGTGGTGGAACTGGTGGAGGTGGAAACCGTACAGTAGCAGGAGGCACTAATACTGGTGGTGGCGGCGGAGGTGGAGATTCTGCTTGTACTTCAAAACCCGGTGGTTCAGGTATAGTAATAATAAGGTACAAATTTCAATAGGAGATAATTATGGCACACTTTGCAAAACTAGGATCTAATGGAAAAGTTATTCAAGTATTAACTTTGAATGATGCTGATATGTTAAATGCTGACGGCGTTGAAGATGAATCTGTAGGTCAACAATATTTAGAAACTCACAACAACTGGCCAGCACAGATGTGGATTCAAACATCTTACAATACATCTGGTGGCACACATAATAATGGTGGCACTGCATTTAGAGGAAACTACGCAGGCATTGGTTATACTTGGGATGAAGATGATCAAATCTTTTGGCCTAAAAAACTTCACGCTTCTTGGGTAAAAAATAATTCAGAAGCTAGATGGCAATCACCTATTGGTGATGCACCAGCATTAACAGAAGAACAGATTTCACAAAATACAGCAGATACCCATAGCTGGTCTTATGTCTGGAATGAAACTAATACAACTTGGGACTTGACAGACAGAAACGCATAAATTAAAAATGGTGGTGGTATGCAGAAGAAAGTTTTAACAGAACAGAGTTTATTTTACGGTGATATTGATATGCCGAAAGGTTTTGAGATAGACCAAGAAAAATTTACCAACGACATTTTACAGTCAACTTTTAACTCTAAAGATTTTCCATTTTCAAAAACTTGGGATATGTTAAATACTTATATGAAAGACTTTATTGGTGTCGAACACGGTATTAATTTAGTTAATAAATCAACTTGGGGAAATATATATAAACCCAATGAAACAACAATTCCTTTATTAAATATTGATCCGGTGGATCTTAGAAACGCTCCAGACTTTACAATGCTTTATGGCGTTAAAGTTAAAAATTGTTTTGTTCGAATATATTTTGATGATAATAGACGTAAAGGAAGAAGTTGGGATATGGAACTTAAAAACAATATGTTTATTATGTTTCCATCAACGAATATGTATTACCTAACTAATAATCAGAAAGATAGTTTGAATTTTGTACAGACTATGACTTATGAATACATATAATTATTACTGGTATTTTAAATCAGCGATACCTCCAAAAATCTGTGATGACATTATAAAGTATGGATTAGCACAAGCAGAAACTATGGCAAGAACAGGTGGCTATGGTGATAAAGAATTAACTAAAGATCAAGTTAGAGATATGAAAAGAAAAAGAAACTCTGATTTAGTTTGGTTAAATGATAATTGGATTTATAAAGAACTCCATCCTTATATTCACGAAGCTAATAAATCTGCAGGTTGGAATTATGAATGGGATAGATCTGAATCTTGTCAGTTTACAAAATATAAACTCAATCAATATTATGATTGGCATTGTGATTCTTGGGATAAAGTTTATGATAAACCAAACACTCCACAACATGGTAAAATTCGAAAGCTATCTATGACTTGTCAGTTAACCGATGGTTCAGAATATGAAGGTGGAGAACTAGAATTTGATTTTAGAAACTATGATCCGCATATGAGAGAAGAAGCTAAACATTTGAAACAAGCAAAAGAGATACTTCCTAAAGGATCTATCATTGTCTTTCCATCATTTGTATGGCATAGAGTTAAACCCGTAACGAAAGGAACGAGATATTCATTGGTGATGTGGAACCTAGGATATCCATTTAAATAATATGTATATAAATAATTACTTTAACACAACTATCTGGTCTGAACAAAAACCAGAGTTTATAAAATCATTAACTAAAGCTTCTAACAAATATATTAAAGCTGCTAGAAATTTTCCAGAAGCTAAAAAACATATTAAAAAATTTGGAGACTTTGGGAGATCATATCATTCAACACCTCTTATGGCTGACAACGATTTTAGAGACTTTAGAGATTACATCGGTCAAAAGTCTTGGGAATATTTAGATCATCAAGGTTATGATATGCAACAATATGTAACTATGTTTAGTGAGATGTGGGTACAAGAGTTTGCTAAAAAAGGTGGTGGACATCATTCAGCACACGTTCATTGGAATCAACACGTATCTGGATTTTATTTTTTAAAAGCAAGTGATAAAACATCTATGCCAGTATTTCATGAGCCACGTACTGGAGCAAGATCTACTAAATTAAAAATGAAAGATCAAAAGGGTGTGTTAGCTGGATCAGAACTAATTCATTTTAAACCTACACCCGGAACGTTAATTATATTTCCAGGATATTTAGAACACGAATTTTCAATAGACTTTGGAATAGAACCTTTTAGATTCATACATTGGAATATTCAAGCAGTACCGAAAGAAATGGCTAAAGATGTCATTTAAAAAAAATAAATACGTAGTTATAAAACAAGCTATTGATAAAGATTTAGCTTTATTCTTATACAATTATTTTCATATGAAAAGACAAGTGTTGGATACCTGTCGTAATGTTAGGTATATTTCACCTTATGAAACATTACTTGGTTCTTATGAAAGAGCAGACGAACAGATTCCACATAGTTATTCAAGTTACGCTGATATAGCTATGGAGACTTTAATGTTGAAGTGTCAACCTATTATGGAAAAAACTACAGGATTAAAATTATATCCTGCATATACTTATGCAAGAATATATAAAAAAGGTGATGAACTTAAAAGACATAAAGATAGATTTAGTTGTGAAATATCAACCACAATGAATTTAGGTGGTGATGATTGGACTATTTATTTAGAGCCATCGGGAGAGATTGGCAAAAAAGGTATTAAAATAAATTTAAAACCAGGAGATATGTTAGTCTACAGTGGTTGTGAATTAGAACATTGGAGAGAAAAATTTAAAGGTAAAGATTGTGCTCAAGTATTTCTCCATTATAACAATAGAAAAACGCCAGGATCTAAAGACAATATGTTTGACAAACGTCCACATTTAGGTCTTCCATCTTGGTTTAAACGATGATATATCCTGTAATGGGGCAGTAATCCACCATACCTACTGTCCCTTTATAGGTATTATATATGTTACAAAAATTAGGATTTGCTCCAGGATTCAACAAACAAGTAACCGAAACAGGGGCCGAAGGTCAATGGTTTGATGGAGACAACGTACGTTTTAGATACGGTTCACCAGAAAAAATTGGCGGTTGGGAACAGTTAGGCACAGAGAAATTAACTGGTGCCGCAAGAGCTATACATAATTGGGATGATAATATAGGTGTAAAATATTCTGCAATTGGAACTAATAGAATTCTTTATGTTTTTTCAGACGGTAAATACTATGATATCCATCCTATAAGAACCACAATTACTGGCGCAAATTTTACAAGTACGGCAGGATCAGCAACAGTCACAATAACTGTTTCATCTAATCATGGTTTGTTAGGTAATGATATAGTATTATTTGATGCTGTTTCTGGGTTATCTGGATCTACTTTTACAAATGCCACATTTGAAGATGAGAAATTTATGGTAACTTCTGTACCAAGTAGTACTTCTTTTACAATTACAATGGCCACTAACGAAGCCGGCACACCTGTAACCAATGCGGGATCTGCATCAATTCTTTGTTATTATAATGTAGGATCTTCTACACAAAAATCTGGTTTTGGTTGGAGTTCAGGTCTATTTGGTGGTGTAACAAACGGGGCCGTAACTAATACTCTTGCAACAACTTTATCCGATACAACTACAACTAACATTGTTCTTACTAGTTCAAACGCGTTTCCGGCATCGGGGACCATAAGAATAGGTACAGAAGATATATCTTACACAGCAAATAACACAGGAACCAATACTTTAAGTGGAGGTGCTAGAAATGTAAACGGTACAACAGCTACAACGCATTCATCAGGTGCAACAGTTACAAATATTACAAATTACAACGGCTGGGGTCAAGCTTCGTCGACTACACAGTTTACACTTAATCCTGGTTTATGGGTTCTTGATAATTTTGGTACAAAATTGATTGCTCTTATATACAATGGAGAATGTTTTGAATGGGATGCAACAGCAGCAAATTCTTTAACTACTCGGGCAACAATTATATCTGGAGCACCGACGGCCTCACGTCATATGTTAGTATCAACTCCTGATAGACATTTAGTTTTTTTTGGAACAGAAACTACTATTGGAGATAAGAATACACAAGACGATATGTTTATAAGATTTTCGGACCAAGAGAATATTAATGAGTATACCATAAGAGCAGAAAACACAGCAGGTTCTCAAAGGCTCGCTGCAGGATCTAGGATTATGTCTGCTATTAAAGGTAGGGATGCTCTTTATGTATGGACCGATACTTCATTATTTTTAATGCAATTTGTAGGTCAACCTTTTACATTTGCTTTCTCACAAGCAGGAACTAACTGTGGATTGATTGGTAAGAATGCCTGCATTGAAGTCGATGGTTCAGCTTATTGGATGTCGGAAAATGGTTTTTTTAATTACGATGGTCAGTTAAAAACAATGCCTTGTCTAGTTGAAGATTTTGTCTACTCAGCAGATCCCGGACTTGGTGTTAATTTGGTATCTAAAGATTTAATTAATGCAGGTGTCAATAATCTTTTTGGAGAGATAAATTGGTTCTACTGTTCAGCTACAGCTACTTCGATCGATAGAGTGGTCACTTATAATTATTTAGATTCTACAACTGAAAGACCTATTTGGACAACAGGATCTTTAAATAGATCTGCTTGGGTAGATTCTGCTGTGTACGAAAAACCTCATGCAACACTTTATGACTCAAATGATAATTCGTCTTATGATGTCACTGGAAACGTAGACGGAAGTAGTATATACTATCAACACGAAACGGGTACCGATCAAGTTAATACCGGCAATGTCATTACTGC